ATAGTATTCGTTAGCGATTGGCAAGGGATTATTTTTTTGAAACTCCGTACCATTTTCCTTAATGATACGAAGTATCTCTAATCTAATCTCTTGGTCGTTTAAATGGTCTTCACTTGCCATTTAACATTTCTCTTAAGGTAAACATTTGTTGAACCATCTTAGAATGATCAGGGTGTGATTTATTCCAATAAGGTCCAGATTTGTCATCCATAATTTTAGATATTTCAGTTTGAATGTCTCTACCTTGATTGACACTTTCACTTTCCGTAGATATGATTTTATCTTCTGAAAGAAGATTGGCAATGTTAGCAAAGCCTTTAATGATCTCAGGATTATCTCCTAATACCGTACCATCCTTTAGTTGTGTATTTAATAACTCTTTACTAAAATTAGCTTGAGCTATGGATTTTGCCTTAGTTAATTTTTCATCATAAGCTCTACCCCATTCTTGCCTTAATTGTTGTTGAGATTGTGCTTGTGATGTTTCTATGTCTATTTGAGATTGCTTAGCACTTTGCTCTACATTGTTTTTATAGAACTCTAAGATACCTTGAGCTTGTTTGTTATTCAAACCTAACTTGTGTGCATTCTCAGCAAATTGTTTAATTGATGTTTCTTCAAAAGGAACAACGTCTGATTTGATTTCAAATTTATATTTATCAGGAGACTGAGGTCTACCTAATTTATCATAGACTTCATTCCAATGATCTTCATTTGAATTTTGATTAGGTACTATGACTTTATCAGAACCAATCATCCTTGTTGCATTGATATAAGATTTAGCTAGTGCATCAATCTCAGTAAACTTTGCAATGTTGGGATCGTTTCTAAATTCTTCTGATATAGTTTCCTTCCAAGATTTTGCTACCGTATTAGGTTGCGTAGTCGTAGAAGATATAGGTTGTTGAGTTGTTTCTGTTTTAGTTTCTGTAGGCGTGCTTGTCGTTTCTACAGGCGAAGCAGTTTGCTCCGTTATCTGTGTTTGTTCTGACATTTTTATTTTCCTTTTTCATTGTCGTTTCGTAGCATTGATTTAATAAATAAAAAGACACTACGTTGTCCTTCTAAATATGCACTTTCATAACTATCACCTTTTACATTTGTGGTAACCCAAAAGTGGCATCTCTTTTCCAAATCGTTGAGAACTTGCTTACCTTCATCTGTATTAAAAATGAATTGGTAATTTTTTTTTAAGCCTTCAACGTATCTTTGTAAGTCTTCTTCTTTTCTTTTTGCTTCACCCATTATTCTACTTCGGCATTAGCAACTGCTCTAGCTTCATCAGGTAATGCTTTGGCTAGTGGTGCTATTTGTCCGCCAGCTTGTGCTATTTGTTGAAGTTGTTGCATTTGTGCCATTTGCTCCTGTTGTTGTTGTTTCTGTTGACGTTCAGCGTTTAATTGTGATTTAGGTTTTAAAATCTTTTGTGGAACACCTACAATGTCTGCAAGGTGTCTAACAAGATTATCCATATTCACGTGATCAAACACAGGAGCTACATTAGCTAAACTTCCCATAATTTCAATAGCTCTCATTATAGATTGAAGTTCTGTGGATTTCTGTGCTTTAGCTAACGGTGATACATATTCAATTTCAATGTCTTGTCCTGATAAGAAATCAGGTGCAGATCTAAATTGATTCTTTCTAAGTAAAATATTGAATGCTCTATCAATCAATGGTTTCAATAACTCTGATTGTAATCTTCCTAATACTGGTCCTAATAATCTCATCTTCTCTTCGTTTCTTTGGATGACTTCAGTGGCAGTCATTTGTGGACCTTGTTGCATCATTAATTGATTAACATAGAAAGCATTTCTAATTGAGTTTCTTCTTTGCTCTTCCATATTTAAGCCTAATGGATTATTTGCACCAATGTTTAAAGGTTCAATTCTATCTCTTGTTCCTGCTCTATAAAAATTTAATCCACCTGGAACAGTTCTGACTGGCAAGATGAAACCATCATCAGGAACTAATAAAGGTGGGTCAACTTGTTTTTGTGCAGCCTTGATCGTAGTCTTAGACATTTCATTTAACATCTTTACATCAGGTAAAGCTGTCATAGCAGGTGAACGACCATAGATTTCGTGTGATGCTTTTAAGTATCTTGGTATTACAAAAGGAAATTCTCTAAATCCTGAAACAGATAATTGTTCGCCTTTAGCAGTCATATAAACTGATTCAAATGGCATATTCGAACTATCTTGTTTCGTAGGGTTAAAATCTGATCTTGGATAAACTGCGTGAATGATGTCTATCTCTTCGTAAGGATCTTTGTTTGCAACCGTTTGAATTTCTGCTGGTACGTTTTTAAATTTTTGAATTGCAGCTCTAGCACTTATTTTAAATTTTCTAAAGATGGTATCAATTCTTCCTTTGTCGTTTTCAGCTATATACATTTCATTGATGTGTCTAGTTGAAAATTTAAGTAAGTCTTCTTCATCTTCTTCAATGAACATTGCAGCTGTACCAAACGTAATCAAGTCGTGATACAATTCAAATATTTCTTGTTGGAAGTTAGATCTGTTGAATGCAGTATACATAGTCTCTGTTGCAGACTCTAACCATTCCTTTGCTTCGTCTTCTTCAGAAACTTCTTCGCTTTTAAATCTTAATGAAAACCAAGGCGTAGAAGGGTTGGTTAACATTCCGTGTAGTGATGCAGCTAATAGTTCTACTGCTTGTAAAGGTGATGAATCAAAAATAAGTTCAGTTCTCTTGTCGCCTCTTGAACGTAGCTTAGTAACGTCTGCCTTTCTTGGCATCATATAGTCTGCTACTTCTTGCCAATGCGTTTCCCAATTTTGTCTTTGGGAACTTAACTTGTCAAATCGTTTTAATAAACTTTTAGTTAAATCTGTCTTTGCCATTATTGTCCTAATAAACTTTTCTTACCTAGTGTCGTTGATTGATCTTCAACACCCATTGCTCCAGTTAATATGGTAGCTGATCTTCCTTTACGTTTAGTCTTTCTTGAATCATATCCATCCATACTTGTTGCTGTTGACTGAGATACTTCTGCTTGTGTTGGAGCAGGAGTTGGTGGTGCAGGGGGTGGTGTGGGTGGTGATGGTTTAAATACTCCTCCCATACTATCCTCCTAGTAAAGTTTTCTTTTCAACCGTTGCTTCTTCAGTTATTCCTAATGGAGAAGTTAGTATCGTTGATCTTCTACCTTTTCTTTTTCTTTCAATCTCTGCTTGCTCAGCCGCTATCTTATCTTTTTCAGCTTGTGATAGTTCTGCACTAGGTGCAGGTGGCAAAGGTTGCACAGGTGGTAGTGGTGGCATCTTTGGTGAAAATAGTGAACCCATAATTATTTCCTATAAAATTTTATATTCATTGATAGCTACACTTTGTGGTGCATTTTGTCTAGTATCTAATTCTTGCAAACCAACAGACAAATATCTCATTGCATCACAGGCGTGTGAACTCCAATCGTGAACAGGCTTGCTTCTGAACATACGATTTTTGTCAATGTATTTCCTATGGTAATGTCTTAACGCATCTATTAACTTTTTGCAATGGTCTACATCAATCCAACATTTAGGTAGTGTCATTGTAGTTGCGTGTATGCCATCCTCTAAAGGTATCTTAGGTACAACTTTAAATCTTATGCCTAATTGATAAGCAACTTCCCTTCTAGTTTTACCATTGCTAAACTCCATTACTTCAATGTCGTGTGGTGCATAGTGATCTTTGTAAATGTAATCCTTGCCTTTAACTATTTCTATGTAGTGTGGCATTCCCTGACCTCGTTCTTCGTAGTAGTCAATGATGTTGATGGATCTGCCAAACTGTTGAAAGAATATAATTGCAGTATGATCCGCAACTCCAAGATCCCAAGAGGTTGAGACTGGCAGTGATGGATCGTAAGGTACTCGAGTTATTTGTTTCTTGTCTTCCATCTTGGCAAGCACATCATTATAGATTGCTCCTTCAATGTTCGCTATCCAATCGCATTCAAACTCTTGTAGGTATTTTTTATCTCCCATTATTTCCTTTGCCTTTGCTAGTTCCTCTTCATCTACAATTTTTGTTTCAGATGCTTTA